TTCATCAGCCGCGATGAACTCGCCGCGTTACAGGAGATCACCGGGCCGCGAGTCTCGCAGCAAGTGGCGCAGGGGATTCTAAAGCAGGACGCGCACGGGCGCTGGAACCGGCGCGAGACGATGCACGCCTTGATCCGTTACTACCGCGAGCGCATCGGCGAGGGCAAGACGACGCAGGGGACCGCGAAGACCGAGGCGCTGCGCATCCAAAACGAGCTTCTCCAAATCCAGTTGAACAAGGCGAAGGGCGATTCCATTGACCGTCACGAGGTGGACCAGGGCTGGGCGAACCTCGTCTTGCTGGCGCGGCAGAAGTTCCTGCGGCTCGGCAACAAGATCGCCCCGCGAATTCCGTATTTGAAAAGCGAATCAGAGATCGAGATCGAGATTCAGAAGGAAGTGGACGAGGCGCTGGCGGAACTGGCGCGGCCGGTGGAATACAATCCGGAGGAAGGAAAGTAATCGGCGGCATGAGCAAATCCGAAGATGCGGTCTTTGAAGTGGTGGACGGGCCGGCCTTTCAGCACTCCGGCACCGAGCCGAATTTATTCGCGGACCGAAACCGATGGCGCATTAGAAAGGATGTTAATACGGTCAAGGTTGTCGAGGCCAGAGACGGCGTACCTTCGATTGCGGTTTACGATGCTGACTTGGCGACGAAGCGGTTGACCTTTTCTCATTGGGAATGACGCCGATCCAGTCCTGCCTCAATAAAGCCTATGAACGATGCAAACGATCCGGTTTCCAAAGAAGTGCGTGCGAGACAGGCTGCGGGTAACGCTGCCGTGTTGCGCCGACTATTCGCCGTCCCAAAAGAGATTGCTGATGCCGTCGTAGAAATCGAGACCTGGTTGGAATCAAATGGCTATCACAGTTGGCAATGTCGGGGATTCAAGTGGCAGAAAGATAATGACTCCGATCCGCCAGTGCCTCAATAAAGCCTATGCCAAAAGATTACGTAGAAATCCCGGTTCTTTTGAGTTTCAACTCGCAGGAACGAATCGGAATCATGCGCATCGATAGCAGCAGATTACCGGCCGGTGACAAGTATGTGTTCGCGCTGGGAGTGCAAGTGTTGAAGTTTGAGGAAAACGCTCGCAGGGCCTCTGGCCTTGATGTTGTAGAGGCTAAGCTGCGGTATGTCGCTCTACTCAGCGATCAAGAGTTCTTGGCCTACTTGAAAGCCAATGGCCTCGCCGATAAATCAGTGCCTCAGTAAAGCCCTCGCGCTCTTCGCGCCGCCCGAGCGCTACACCGTCGCCTCGTGGGCGGAAGAATTCCGGGAGATCGCGCGAGGCACGTCCGCCGAGCCGGGCAAGTACCGGCTCTCGCGGCTGCCCTACCAGCAGGAACCGCAGGAGAGCTTCCTTGATCCGACCGCGAGCGAAACGATCCTTCTCTGGGCGCGGCAGCTTGGCAAAACCACGGTGCTTGAGAATCTCATCGGCTACATTATCGACGTTGATCCAGGAAACATTTTCGTAAAATACCCGACGCGCGGCAAGGCGGCGGACTTCTCCCAGAAAAAACTCACGCCGATGATTAAGGAAATGCCGCGGCTTCGCCGAAAGATTCGGCCGCACCGGATGCGCGACTCCGGAAACACGATCTTTTCAAAATTGTTTCCGGGTGGAAGCATCTCGATGGTCGGCGCGAACTCGGCGAGCGCCCTCCGTCAACTCTCATGCCGAGTAGTGATTCAAGATGAAATCGACTCAGACGCTCCTAATTCAGAAGGTGACCCGGTTCCTCAAGCAGACGCCACCGCTTCCAACTTTCACGATGCGATACTGGTTAAAGCTAGCACGCCGACTCAGGAACCGGAAGATGACGGGCGCGGAGGCCAAACAGGTTCGAGAATTCAAATCCTGTTTAACGAGAGCGATCAAAGATATTGGAACGTCGCGTGCCCGCGCTGCAACCACTGGCAGACTCTCAAGTGGCCGCAAGTGAAATGGACTTGGAAAATGCCGGACGGCACGAGCTTTAGCGATGCAGAACGCGCCGTTTACGTTTGCGAAGGCTGCGCCGCCGAACTTTCTGACTTTGAGCGTGTGCGGATGGTGATGCATGGGCGATGGGTTCCCCGGAATCCAAAGAGCCGGCGGCGCGGTTATCACCTGTCCGGCATTTACCGTGTGATGGGAAAGAAGCGGGCATACAAATCTTACCTGCATGAGTTCGTCGAGAATTTCCTCAAGGCGAAACGCGAAGGCTCAATCGACGTGTGGCAGAACACGTTCCTGGCCGAGTGCTCCAGCCACAAGTGGACCCGGCTCGACATCGACCCGCTCCTTGAACGCCGCGAGACGTACGGGCCGGACCTGCCGATGAAGGTGCTGGTTCTCACCGCGGAAATCGACGTTCAGGGAGATCGTCTGGAGTGCATGGTCAAGGGCTGGGGTCTCGGCTACGAATCGTGGGGCATCCGGCATGACATCCTTCTGGGCGATCCGCACAAGGCCGAAGTGTGGCAGAAGGCGCACGGCTGGATCGCCCAGGAATTCACGCACCCGATTCTTGGCAAGCTCCACCTGCCCATCGTGCTCATCGACTCCGGGGGCCAAAGCAACGACGCCGGTTTCGCCGAGCCGGTTTATCGGTTCGTGCGCCCGCGACAGCCGAACGAGATCGGCCCCGGCGTGTACGCCACCAAGGGCAGCAGCCGTCTCGACGGCGCGCTCGTCACGAACCGCCGGCCGAAAAAAGGAATCTGCCTCAAGCTCATCGGCACTTCTCTCGCCAAGACAACGGTCCATGCCCGCCTTCGGATCGCGGAACCGGGACCGCGCTTCATGCACTACCCGCAAGGCCAGGGATTCGACAACGAGTATTTCGAGCAACTCGGGGCCGAAGTGCCGAAGCAGATCAAGAAACGCGGATACACCTTCACCGAGTGGCACAAGGTGCGGAGCCGCAACGAGGCGCTGGATTTGGAGTGCCTTTCCCTCGCGGCGGTGGAAATTCTCAACCCCGATCTGAAATCCATCGCCGCGAAAGTTCGCGCGAAGGGCGGCGTCCTTGAGGAGCCGAAGCCGGTTGTCAGCGACGGCCGGCCGCCGCCGAAGATCGCGCCGAGGCCGAAGCGGGTTTTCAGATTGACAAAACCGCAATTCAGCAAAAAGTGGATTCGTTGAAAACAAACAATCAAATGCTTAGAAACGGGTTGCGTTCACAGTTAGCAGTGGCCCGCGACTTGGGAGTGAGCAGCGTTACAATATGGCGCTATGTAAAGCGCGGGTGGCTTAAATCCATAAATATCAATGGCCGCTCCTTCATTTGCCTTCAAAGTCTGGTTGATTTTGAGAGGCGAGCAACTTCTGGAGAATTCAATGGACAGCCAGCCGGGGCGGCTCGCGCAAGTGCCGAGCGCAGAGCGGCGCAAGACAAGGTAAGGTTTGTAAAGGTTTGACGGAACGGACTTCGGCCTATAAACCGCGCTGGCGATGCCGCTGCCCGATCCAATTCCGACCGTGGAACCCACGGCGATGTTCATCGCCGACAGTTTGGCGTGGAACAAGGAGCTTGAGGATTTTTCAGCGGCGGCCTGGGTGCTGACGTACCGTGTTTTGCCCCAAACGACCGGGACTGCGATCACACTAACAGCGGCCGCGAGCGGCGCGACGCATCAAATCCGTTTGGCCTCTGGGGCGACAGCCGCGTTCGTGGCCGCCGATTACTGGATGCTCGGATCGGTTCGCAGCAATGCCGGCGACGAGCGTTTCCAAGTTTACGCCGGGCCACTCACGATCAAGGCCAATCCTGCCACGGCCACGACGTTCGACGGGCGCACGTATTTGCAGCGCATCCTGGCCCTGCTCGAAACGTCCATCACAGCGAACGAAGCCCCGCGCAACGTGATCCGATATTCTTATGGCGGGGTGACGAGCGAAATTCGGACTCTGGAAGACGCGCTCAAGGCGCGGCAAATCCTGCTCGCGGCGATTGCCAACGAGGCGGCGGCGACGCTCGGCCAGCAACGCCGGATTCTCACGCGATTCAGACTGCCGAGGTAACCCATGCTTTCCAAAAATCCAGCCGTCATTGAAGCGTTCAAGCGCAGGCACCGCATCGGCCCGCGCTGGCGCAACGCGCAGCAGCATCAATTCGGACGGCGCTCCTTTCCGGCCGCGGCCATCAGCCGGCTCACACAGGACTGGCAGCCGCCGACATCGACCGGCGACTCCGAAATTCGATTCGACATTTGCAGCCTGCGCGACCGCAGCCGGGAGCTTGAGCGGGCGGACCCGCTAATGAAGCGGTTCCTCTCCTGTCTCGAAAAGAACGTGCTCAAGAGCGGTGTCGGTTTCAGCCTCCAAAATAAGGCGATGAATCCGGACGCCACGCCGGACTTTCTCGCCAATCAGAAAGTCGAAATGGGTTTCAAGGAGTGGAGCAAAAAGAAAAATGCCACTGAGAACGGCGAGGAAAGCCTTTATGAGATCTTCCGGCACACGCTCCGATCCACCGCCCGCGACGGCGGACTCATGCTCCGCAAAATAATCGACCCGCGAGTGAACGAATTCGGTTTCGCGCTTCGGATGATTGAGATCGATCACCTCGACGTGAACTACAACACGTACGCGGCCAGCACGGGCAACCGGATCGTCATGGGCGTCGAGAAAAACCGGCTGAACAAAACGGTCGCGTTCCACCTGCTCACGAAACACCCCGGCGACATGCTGTTCGGCTCGTCGCCGTACGAGCGCGTGCGGATTCCGGCAACGGAAATAATTCACTACTTTGTCAAGGAGCGCGTGACGCAGTGCGTCGGCGTTCCGTGGGCCGCGCCGTCGATGCTGCGGATGCACCATCTTGAACAATACGAGATCGCCGAATTGATCGCGTCGCGCGCGGCGGCGAACAAAGGCGGCTTTTTTACGAGCGAAGCAGGTGACGCCTACCAGGGAGAAAACGAGCAGAGTCTTACGGAACTCGGCACCGAGAAAACCGGCACGCTCGACGATTCCGAACCGGGTCAGAAGGACGAGTTGCCCAAGGGTATGACCTTCACCCCGTACGATCCGACGCATCCGACCCAGCAATACGGCGACTTCACGCGCGACGCCAAACTGAGCATTGCCGCCGGCCTCGACGTGAGTTACGCGACGCTTGTGGGTGATCTCACGAAGTCGAGTTTCTCGTCGATGCGAACCGGCTGGCTCGACGAGCGCGAGACCTACAAGAAAATGCAGGCGCACATGATTGAGCACCTTGCGCTGGAAATCTTCGAGACGTGGCTGCTCGTGGCGCTGACGGGCGGTGCAATCAATCTGCCCATGTCCAAGTTCGCGCAGTTCAATCAGCCGAACTTCCGCGGGCGCCGCTGGCCCTGGGTCGATCCCGAGAAGGACGTGAACGCACGGCTCATTGAGATCAACGGCGGCCTGGCCACGCGGGACGCGACAATCGACGAATCCGATTCCGAACTGGACCTGGAGGAGACGTTTAACCAGTTGGCTTACGAGCAGGCGCTCGCCAAAAAGAAAGGGCTTAACTTCGCCAGCAAGCCGGAACAGGCGGACCCGAAATCACCCTCCAAGAACGGCAAAGTCGAGGAACCCGAGGATTCCGAGGATTCCGAAGACCGAAAAATACTTGTTGCGCGGGTTTAGGCCGGCCCATAGACGCGGGCCGTGGCGAGCCACGACAAGACATTGAAGGTGCCGATCCTGTATCGGGAGTTCGAGCTTAACCGCAGCTCTCTCAACAGGGAAAAGCGCACCGTTCGCGTCCAATTCTCAAGCGAGGCTGCGGTCAAGCGTTGGTTCGGCACTGAGATACTGGATCACGATAAGAACTCCGTAGACCTCTCGCGTATCCGATCTGGCGCGGCTGTACTCTGCGAGCACGACACGATGCTGCGATGTGGCATCACCGAGGGCGGAGAGATCACCGAGAAGCGCACGGGCGAGGCCGAAGTCCGGTTCGCCAAGACGCCACTCGGCGATTCCACGATGGGCGAAGTGGAAGACGGCACGCTTCGCTGGCTATCCACCGGTTATAAAGTGGATAAATTCGAGGTCGATGAAGACGAGGAGGAATATCGCGCCGTCCGATGGACGCCGTTGGAAATCTCCTTTGTTGGGATTCCAGCCGATCCTTCATGTAAAGTTTTGCGGTCAAATCAAATCGAAACAGAGGCAGAGATTATGTTCAAACGATCCATTCAGCACCACATCCAGCCGGGCGAACCTGGCGGCGGCGGAAATCTGCCGGCTGCGCCAGCCATCCTGACCAAAGAGGATTTCTCGCGCATTTGCAACGAGCGCGACGAAATGATGGCCACGGCGCTGCAATTCCAGCGCACGCACCCCGCCGTTGCCGAGTTCACCCAGAAGGCGCTCAAGGACAAGACCGGCCTCGTGGACTACCAGCGCAAGGTGATGGAGTTGATTTCGACGCCGGGCCGCGACGACATTTCCGCGCCCGCAATCGGCGACGGCCAGCCCGCGCAATACCGCGGCGAGAAATCTTTCGGCCGCCGGTTTGTCGAAAGCAAGAGTTACAAGGACAACATCGCCGTCCGTCGCTTCAAAGGAATCGAAGTGAATCTGCCGGACGAATTCCAGTTTCGGGCCGATCCGAACATCCTGACCCGCGCCACGCTGAATGCCGTAACCGAAGGGTTGGCTAGCGGTACGGGTACGGCAGGCGTTAATATCGACCAGAAAAAGGATTTCAACCTGCTCGGTGTCCAGCCGCTTTACGTGGCGGACCTGTTCGCGCAAGGAACAACGACGGGCGATCAAGTGCGCTACATTCGTGAATCGACTTTCACTAATGCCGCCACGCGCGTTGCGGAAGGCGCTGCGAAACCGGAGGCCACACTTGATCTCGGAATCGTCAACGCCACCGTGGAGAAAACAGCGGTGTTCCTGAATGTCACCGAGGAAATGCTCGCCGATTTCGGCCAGGCCGCTTCATTCGTCAATGGGCGGCTGGCCTACATGGTCCAAGCCCTCGAAGACCAGCAACTGCTCACTGGCTCGGGCACAGCCCAGATCACGGGCATCCTGAGTACGAGCGGAATCCAGACGATCTCCGGCCTGACGAATACTATCGATGCTTATCTGCGCGCCAAGTCCAACGTGGAAGGCGCTGCCGGTTCCGGATTCGCCATGCCAGATGCTTACGTATTGCATCCGGTGAACTGGTTCAGCGCCAGGGCAAGCAAAGACTCGAATGGTCAATACCTCTTCGGCGGTCCCGGCTACGCTCCGTATGGCGTCGGCGGCTTCACGAACGTCGGCATGATGTGGGGCCTGCCCGTCGTGGCGACAACCTCAATCACGCAAGGCACAGCTCTCGTTGGGGCGTTCCGCATGGGCGCTCAGATTTTTCGCCGGCAGGGTCTCACGATCAAAACCACGGACAGCCACGCCTCGCTGTTCGTGTCGAACATCCTCACCGTGCTGGCCGAGCAGCGCATGGCTCTGGCCGTTTACCAGCCGAACAAATTTTCGACAATCACCGCCATTCCGGCGCCGGTCTAATTCTCACCATGAAAACGCGATTCAAAATCCTGCTCTCAACTCTCGCCGCCTTTGCGGTTCTCGCGGCGGTTCACCTTCCGATCAATGGCCAGCAAGTACAAGGCCCCGTCGTGTATTCGATGCTGACGAACCCAGCGGCAACTCCGTTCATCGTTGTCGGTGGCGGTACTGCGCCGGGACCGTCAACGAATCTGGCCGGCTTGGATGTCAGAAGCGCAGTCCCAATGGGACGCGGAGGTTACGCGCTGTTGATCAACTGCGCCGGCACAAACGCCACGACCACGACGAACCTGACGATCACGATTGAGTACAGCCCGAATGGCACGGACTGGATGACGAACGACGCCACGGCTTTCATCACGACGCCGCTGGGCACGCAGTATGCGCCTTTCGGGACCAACAATTTTCAAACCGACGTGTCGGGCGTGATGGGCAACTTCGCAGCCGCGCGCGTGCGTTCCATGCACCACACGAATACCGGCAGCATCTTCATCACGAACCTGCACTGGATGACGCGATGAACATCATTCGCCGTTCTAGCAGCATCGGGCTTGTCGCCGCCGAAGACCTCTTCCTGGAAGCGGACGGGCGGACACTCGTAAAGGCAGGCGATCCGAAAGCAGCGTTCCTGCTCGCGCGGAAGGGGAACGAAATTCCGATTGGTGAGATTCGGCGTCTCGGGCTGACTGAGGAAACGAAGTTGGACGAGCCGAAAACGGTTTCGCCGGATCAGCCGCAAACCATTTCGCCCGAAGATGCCGAGGCCCGGTCCACGCGCCCGGAAAAGCCCGCCGCGAAACGCTGATTTCCAGTCATGCGACCTGGCCGGGAGCGTTTTGATTTCGGCGCTTCCGGCCCTTTGAATTATGGCACTGACCGCCGCGCAACTTCTGGCCGACCAGGCTTACCTGTTCGACGATTTTCCGCGCGAAACAGTTACTATCGGCGGCGTGAGTTACGAATGCCTGGTGCCTCGCGCCGAGAATCGGAACGATTGGGAAATGGGCGGATTGAATGACATGCCGCGGGTTACCGTGCTCATTGATCGGAACGATCTGACGACGGCCCCGGAGCAGGGCGGGATTGCGGCCTTTCGTGGCGGAGGGTGGCGCGTTGCTACCGTGCGGCATGATTTTCCGCAGGCTCCTATCACGATTGAACTCGAAGCTGCTGACCTGCCGCAAGGCGAAAGCTTGATGAGCGGAGCCGGCCAGTCCATTCTTACTGGAGCCGGACTTCCGATCCTGAAAGGAGAACCCTAAACAGTGAAAACTTATCTCGCCATTTTCTGCCTCGTCATGCTTGCGCTGTCGGCCCGCGGGGCCGATGGAACTTTTATCAGCCTGCTGCCGCAGACGAACAGCGCGAAGGCGACGGACCGGATGATTGTCGAGGTCCCCGGCCTCGGCGCGAATTCGACGCACGCGATTGAGGTCAGCAACCTCTTTTCCAATCGGACTCTTGGTGGAACAGTAACTCTCACGAATTGGAGCGGAGTAAGGTTTGTCAACCGAGATGACAATTTGTCGAGCGTGCTGACTAACCTGGCGAACGATTCGACGTTGCTGATTGGGAACGGGGATTGGACGAACGCGGTATCGCACGCATGGGGGAATGGCGCACTTGGCCTGTACCACCTGGTAAACAAGACGAACATCTCGATTTGGGTTGTCGGCAATGCGACGTTGTGGAACACCGACCGAGGGGATGGACTCGTGCTATCCAACTGTTCAAAGATCAGGATTATCGGCTGGAGGTCGTATGGGTGGAGGCAAACAAACGTTTCTTTAGGGACCAACTTCGCGGCTATCGTCGTGCAAAACTCCAAGGAAGTGATTATCGAAGACTTCCGGATCGACAACGCTGGGGATCACACGATCTCGGAATTCACTCCTGTAGGGCTCTTCCATCAATCGACAAATATAACGGTGCGCAACGGCACGATATTCAACTCCGGTTCGTGGTGGGCGACGGTTGGTAGCATTACGAATTATGACGGGTCGCTCCAACCGGGGAGCCATTGGACGATTCAGAACGTAAAGTTCTTAGAGTCGGCTTTCGGAGTTGAGTTCTACGGGCCATCGGTTCCTGTGGTGACAAAGACCATCGTGGAGAACTGCGAATTCGGGAACATCATAAACAACGCCATTTGGGATGGGGGACAGACTAACAATTACTACCACACGATCCGAAACAACCTGATTTGGGCGGACAACGCGTTCCGAACGGTATCGAGCAACACGCTCGGGAATTTGGTGAACTTCGGGGTGACACGCGGTTTGCTGTTCGAGGGGAACACGCTGATGGGCGCGACGACCCCGGCCGGCGGACCTGGCGGGGTTGCGTTCAATATGGACAACTCCTCAAACTTTGAAAGTTCGGACATTACTTTCCGTAACAACACGGTAACGAATAACGTCTACGGGATGCAACTCAAGCAGGATGCGGACGACGGAAAGATTCGCGGGGTCAAGATCGCGGACAATTTCATCGCACGAATCGTGAACGGGGCCATGAACCTGAGCGGGAGCGATATTCTCGTGGAGGACAACGTGCTTGAGGATACGGCGCTGGTGGGGCAATCGAGCATGTGGGGTGGGATTGCGACTTGGGCCTCGACGAACATCATATTCCGCCGAAACGTGTTGCGGAATTCACCCGGCGTGACTTCGGGTCGGACGGGTATCTTCATCGACACTTCCTGCAACGGCTGCGCGCATTACGACAACATTGTGACGTCGGGACACGTGCCGAGGTTCTCTGACAGCGGGGTAGGGACGCTTTGGACGAGCGGGGTGAAGGCGCGCAACGGGGGGACGAACGTGGTATTTCTGAGCGGCACGAGGCAGATTGATTTTGGGCGTCTCTTGGCTGGGGAGGCTAACACAAATCACATCACAGTCACGGGCGCCGGGGTTGGCTTGGGAGACGTGGTGCATATTGGAGCGTCCAATAATTCCACGAACGCAGGAGCGACAACGAACGTGATTTACAGCGGGATTGTTTATCTGACAAACGTGGTCCAAGTCACGGCTTTGAACAATGGCGCGGAGACTGCGGACCCAGGGGACTCGCTGTATCGGGCGGTGGTCCAGAGGTGGGCGCAGCCTGAATGAAGCCCGACGCTCGAATTGGAGACGGACGACGGACATCCCGTCTGAGAGTCCGTAGGCTTACGGATTGCAAAACTGGCGACTTTCTGGGAGACTCAAGGCGTGCATATTTTCTGCCCAGCCGAGTGCGCCCCGATGGCGTTTGAGGAGGCGATCCGATTCAAGCGCGACGGCTGGATCGTGGAGGAAAAGTTCGACGGCATCCGGGCGAGCGTGAGTTTCTTGCGATACCCAGAACGATATCCGGAAGCTACCGGCAGAATCTTTGCCGATGGCCGAATGAAGTTACTGCGCAATCAGGACGTGGTGGAAGGGTGGCATCGGCGGCTTGCTGGCTGCGTTTTCGATGGGGAGCTTTTGCCGTCCGGCCAATATCACATTTTCGATCTGCTCGTTTTCAAAGGAGACGCCTGCTTTTCCGCGCCCCTCTCCGAGCGCAAGGCGCTGCTCCACACGATTGCGGATTGGCTGCCGGATCACGCCTCGCTTGTTCGCTCGTTTTCCTCCGTCTCGGAAATGCCGACATTCGAGGAGGGCGTCGTCTGGAAGCGGCTCGGCGCTCCGTACGGGCACGATTGGTTTAAGGCCAAGCGACAAGTAACCGTCGATTGCCAGGTGGCCTGCGTCTTGGCGAACGGCGTGGCGCTGACTGTCGGACGCGAGAAGATCGTGGGATGTCCCGGGAGCGTGAAGGCCGGTGACATCATCGAGTGCGTTGCGTTCAAGGTGTTCGCATCCGGGGCGCTGCGGAATGGGCGGTTCCTGCGCGCGCGCCCGGACAAAGGTTGCGCTCCGTTCAACCTGACGGCACTCTCGGAACGTGCGCCCGACGATTACGCTGGACCTGACGCAGTGGCAGAAGGCGGCGAACGATCTCTTTAAGACCTCAAGCCGGTCGATGGTCGATTTCGTGAACGGTCAGGCGTTCAGGGTTGTTACCTGGGCAATCACCCTGACGGAGAAAGCCAACCGCCGGCAAATCGAGAGGCTCATGCAAAGCGTGATCGTAAGCGAGACGCCCCGGCACGGTGAAGGCGGCGCAAGAGGATGGGTAAACATCAAACGGACAGTGGGCCGCGGCACCGTAGCCGAAAGACTTTTGCTCGCGTACCGCCGCAGGCACGGCGTCTGGCCGGTGCGCGGTTCGACGCATGAGGAACGCATCGAGCGCCTAGTTGCCGTGAAGGTTAAGTCCGTGGGCATGATGAAAGCCGGGTGGATCAACGCGGCCAACGCGCTCCGCCGCGTGATTTACCAAGTGCCTGCCAGTGCCAAGAGCAAGCAGGCGTTTGGCGGAGGCAAGAAGCTCGGAGGTTACGCGATTCCGGCGAAGTTTAGCCTTCGCGGCATCATCGAAGCAACTGCCGCGAACGAAGCACCAGAATACCAGCGGAGCAAACGCAAGGAAAAAGCCTGGACCGGCGATCTCGGCGATCCGATGCCCGTCTTGATCAAGGGACTGCAACTCTCTCTTAACCGCGCGCAAGCGAACATGGAAAAGGAACTGGCCCGGCGGCTGAAAAAG